TCTATTGACTATCACAGTATGTGTCAGCGTTCTAAAGAGCGTATCAAGAAGATGCAAGCTGAAGGAATACCTACGCCCCATGACTCTAAAGATAAGCCAGAGGACGTAGGTAAGTCTAACGGTTACTCTATATTCTTTATGTCTTGAGGCCACTCCCATTGTGGGTCAGAAGTAGTGACCACAGTACACGCTGGTAACATAAGAATAACTAATGCCAGCATCCTAAAGTTCACAGTTGTTCCCTGTGCAAGCTAGTTCCTGACTACCTTCAGTCATATCAGACTCCTCATTGATATCCCAGTTGATCTCAGTGGGGAAGTCTTTTACTGCTTGCTTGTAGGTTTTCTTATCAATGGGTTGATAGGGAGCCTGTTGGAATACATGGTCTGAGTAGGGCAAGAAGCTAACGCCTGATACCTTATCGAACTTGTTCCACAACCACTGCCCCACCTCCAGAAACTCATGATCCCTATAGTAGCAAGTCATCGATGGCTTGTGCTCACACCAGTAGTCCTGATACAACTCCCACAGATCTAACTGTTCTATCGCACCCATATCTGAGGCTGTCACAGCGCCCTCTGGTGAGGCGATAGGGAAGCTGAATACCTTAGTACTAGCACTGTTTACATCTGTCTCTACAGGGACACCAGCAGCCTCTAAGACAGCGCAAAGAGGGTCACGAGAATCTGCTCTAACTGTTCGTATATATTGTTCGCTATAGCGAGGATGGATACCAGAAGCACTATCGACCAACTGACTAACAGTACCGCTAGGCTTAATCGCAGTAATAGCTGTAGAGGGATTAATGTTAAGTCTCTTAGCCCACCGCTTGTTAGTCTCAATTGCTTCTTCTCGCATGTCTGTGAGCCATTTCTTAAGCTTTGCATTGTCTCCTCGTCCTGCTAGTAAATGGTGATCCATGATACCTGTTAGTGATACACCTAGTAAAGCTTCTTCCTCTGTGTTTGTCTTCCAAATACTCCTTAGGTATCTAAAGTCTGTGAGGGTAGCCTGTAGAGTTCCAAGGATAGCCGCAATGCGTACCTTTCGTTTGAGACTAGCGAGCGTATCATCTGACCTGACAACAACTTCTGATAGATTACAGAACTGGTTGGGTCTGAGGATGATTTCACTACATGGATTAGTTCCAAAATCGTAGGTAGCATCTCGTCTGCCATTCCTTTCAGCTTGCTTTTGACTAGCAACTCTGCTGAAGAAACCTCGTTCTCCTGAGTAGGATTCATATAAACTTTTCCATTCTTCTAAGTAGGCAATAAAGTCAGGTCTTTCTGTGTAACAAGCAGAGTTGTTAGAGAGTGCACGTTGTGGGTTAGCATGATACCACTCACCTGTCTTAGCTCTGCGTAGCCTGTCATCAGATAGGTTAGATAGTGATATGAGGGCTGATCGTCTTACTCCCCCTACTACTACTATTTGTGCGATCTTACAGCAAAGATCGTGGCATTCAATGGATGTAAGCTTTCGTCCAGCAGATCCTTGAAACAATCCGGTTGTGAATTTGAATAGTTCGACGAGAGGTTCTGGACCACTTGCACGACCTCCGAAAGTTTTAAGTGTGGCACCTGCACGTCGTACTCGGCTAACGTCCCATTGGGGAATTTGACCTGAATACAACAATGATACCAGCTCCCTAAACGATTTCGCCCATCCGATCTTTGAATCCGCAACATTAATAACTGTGTCTGTTTCATGAAACTTCTCCGCAACTTCAGGCAGCTTGGCTATGTACTGCCTCTCAACACTAAAGCCTACACCTGTTCCGCACATGAGAATGTACATCATCTCATCGAATGCTTTAGGGTGGTCAATAGGTAGGTAGCTACAGTTAAACCCTGCTACGTTGTCACGGTCTAGTGCTTCACCCGCTGTCATCAATGCTCTCATGCTAGGCATTACATCTAGGTCATGTATAGCCTTGAAGATCTCAGATACTTCAAAGTCATTGAGGTCTGCTTTGTCTACCCAGTAGTTAACATAACGATTAACTGTTTCTTCCCATGTCTCTCGACGTTGTTCTTCTGCATTGTATCGTGCGTAGCGTGACTTGTGTATGTACTGTTGATATGCATCCATTAAGTTATTCCTAAAGTTTCGTTGATGATTGCTGCCTGTGCCAAACCTAAAAGTAAGTATACACCATCAGGGTATTGTTCTGTAGCTGTGACTTCAAATACCTCTCCGTCTTCATACATAATAACAACACACTTGATAGGTCTTTCTTCTTCCTCGTAGCCTAAGCTTCGTGCTGATAACAACGCAAGAAACTCAGAGGTTTTTATGTCGTTGTTTTCTTTGCTTCCAAAGTTACCTTCAACTATTTTCATTGACCATGCGCTCCAGAAGTATTTCTAGATAGTGTATTGCTTTACGTATGTCTTCTACTCCACCCTTGTCTTTGTGCCTTGTAATATATTTAATAGCATTCGCCTCACACCAATCAAGTTTATTAGCAAGAATAAAATCAACCGGCTGTATTGAGTAGCGGTTGTAATGAGATCCTCCTATTTGTTTCTTTATGGCGTGATCAGTGGGATGGTATAGTTTACCATACACTGTCTTACTTGCTTTGTTCCATTCTTCTGGTGTCGCCTCGTTAATGCTCATGTTGTTCCTCCAAGTCAAACTTCCAACTGTTAGTGTTTACTCTATCAGAAAACCTTTCAACTAAATCTTCAGATGTAATTTCTAATGCTTCCATGATAGTAACTTCATCATACCTAGAAGCAACTCGTTCTAGTATTTCATCAAGAGTTAGCACCGTACTTCCCCCGTAGGTATGTCATAGACACAGGCATCTCATCAAACGTACCGTTGTCTACTTCATTGAACACCCACAAACCAGACCATGATCCATTAGTCTGTGGGTTAAGATACTCCTCATCATGTTGATAGTATATACCAGCAAACAAGGAGGTCATTCTGTTTCCTGCTGCGTTTCTGTCGAACGCGATATCTCTGTCTTGTACGTGTCCCATAACACATGACATATGTTTTTTCTGGAGCAGTAGTTTTGCATTTGTAACTGGCCTGCCCATGACACCGCTAGTGAAAAAGTGACAATAAGCAATACCGTCCACAATAACCGGCTGAAGGTACGGATATACTTCCCAGCCCCTGAGATTGAGATCCTCATAACTCATTAACCCTTCTAGCTTGGCATCGTTTTCTACTGCACGTTCCAGTCTGTATTCATGATTACCAAGAGTAAAGATAAGGCGCGGCTTCCATACCTTCTTCTTCATCTTACGCAAACGAGACTGCTCTGCTCTGATACAGTCCATGAATATTTGCATGGCTTCGTTGCCTGCCTCTACATCAGCAGAGTAACGTCTACCTTCAAACGACTTCTTACCTACATCATAAGACGACAACGAGGGAAAATCCCAATGATCGCCTAGATGTATGATGGTGTCAGGCTTGATTGCACAAGCATATCTACCAGCCCACATCATGTGATCAACATTAGGATGTTCTGGTTTTATCTGAGTGTCAGGTATTACTAGGTGTCTAGTCATCGTTCCCATCCTCTCGGTATTGTTTCAAGAGTGTACCATCTGAACCCTTGCTTGTCTGCCCACTCTGCCATCGTGTAGCGTGTACCGTTCTTTCTTCTACGTGATCCCGGCATTGGTGTCTTTGGTTTTTGGAAGAGAAATACCAACTCCTCTGCTGGGTCAAGCGTCTTTGCAATGTAGACATACTTACGTGCCTCGTCTGATGTACGGAACCTACCCTTAGCTTCTATCCATATGGTCTTACTCTTTGTCTTGTAAACAAAGTCAGGCTCATACGTCTTAGGTAGTACGTACTCTAGTGTTTGTGGAGGATGATACTCGCAGCCACGCATCAATGCATATGCTTCTTTCTCAAACTTAGAATCAAACTTCACTTGGTTTCTCGTACTTATCATCATGTGAACGTAACAAGTACAGAAGGTTAAGGCTTTCCAGTAGTCGGTCTTCATCCAACTCATTGTCCCAGTAGTGAGCAAGACAGGTACTGTAACACTCCCACTCTGTTGTACACGGGTCAATGATCTTGTCAGCTTTCTTAGGCCCAACCCCATAGATACCGGGGATGTTATCAACACGATCACCCATCAACGCCTGCTTGTACAGCCACCGCATAGCGTCATCTTTTTTAACTGCAGTTAAAACCTTCTTGGTGTAATCATACATAGGACAAGGAACCTGCCTAAAGTCTTTGTCTAACGAACAGATAATAGCTTTGTGGTCTAGCTCAGTAGCCTTGATAGCTATAGCATCGTCAGCTTCCATACCGTTAACAACCTCTGCATTCCACTCAGATACCATGAAGTCGCGGAGCAGTTTCTTATGTACAGGTTTACGCTTTTCAGAACGACCAGCTTTGTAGGGTTGGGTAACAGCAACCTCGTCCCTGAAGTTGCCCTTACCAGTTAAGTAAACAATGCTGGATGTGTAGTGATCAGACAGATCTAACACTATCTGAGATAGATAGTTATCAAGAGTCTCTGTTGCTACCCGTGCTGGCTCATCATCACAAGCAAA